TCTATCGACATCCCAATAAGAATAGTAAAGAGAACTTCATAGTTTAGGAGAGAACAATGGCCAATACATTTTTTAAGAGTTTTGCAGAGTCTGATAGAACCAGCTCTCGAACGTTGCTTCACGAGGCAATTCCAATTACAGGCACTTTAGTATCAGGCACTTATAGCGCCAACTCAAATATTAAAACTTTTTCACACGGCATGTTTCAGTCAGTGTATGACTATCCTTACGCAAGCTCATCGGCAAATCACATTTTTGATGTGACTTATGGCTATCATGCTTCTTCTTCTTTCTTTGGGGCATCTAACACACAACACTCCAAGAAGAGTAATATTTATTCTCAAATGGCCCAGGTTCTTTCTGGATTTGACACTGACAGTAAAATCCGAAGATTTGACCAAGACGGCGATTTCGCTGCAGGCGGCCCCAAATATGACGAAGCATTTGTAGTTACTTTTTCCCGTCTGCTGACGAAAGACGAAATTAAAAAAGGAAGCTTTTCCATGACGCTTGGTACAGGCTCCACTTATGCTGCTCCCTTCGCGTCCGGCTCCACTATAACCGATACAGGAGCGGCTACGAGTTATAACGTCAACTCCCCAGCTGGAGAATATGGTATTCTTAAAGATGCATCTAGTAATAGTGTCGGCCTATTATATTATCAAGCCGGCATAGCAATCCTATCCAGTTCCGTCCTCGGCCCTGTTCCCACGACACAGATGGACGCTGCCGGGCAATTCCACGGAGCACTAGCTACTGGATCTAACATAGACGCCCTAGGAAATGCATTCTTACATAGGGTCCAAAACATCCAATTCAACAATACAACAGAATTGAATTCTACAATTTATTTTTGCAGAGCAAATCATAACGAGTTCAATTATAGTTCAAATCCGACCTATTTAAGCGGAAGTAAAATTCTAGTAAAGAATAATGACAATCAAATGCCACCTAGGTCATATGCTACAACTGTTGGCCTGTACTCTGCAGATAACGAGTTGTTGGCGGTTGCAAAGCTTTCTGAGCCTCTTCGAAAGGATCCCACGAATGAGTTGACCTTGAGGGTCAGATTGGACTACTAAAATGTCTTTCAAAAGGTTTGATGGCCAAGACTTAATATACAGTACCTTGGTTGCCAAGCCGGCCTATAAATTTGTAATTCACAGTGGCTCTGTCTATAAGGAAGATGAAATTCTCTTAGACGGCAACTTTTCCAACAAAGTAAAACATATATCAAACGGCGAAATAAGTTTACATGAAATAAACATTAATCGCCCATCTGACTCATTGGCTTACTCCTTCATCGAAAAAGATACTACAAGGTACGCTAATCGAACAATAAGCACGTCACAATTTGACGACCAAGACCAGTTTGCACCAGGTGCCCACCTCACTCAAAGCTATCCAATGAAAGCTGGACTAAGCAGGATATTTGTAGACTCTGGCCCAGAATTTACTGATCAAACTTTTGAGAATATTGGCTCTACAATCCCTGCAGGCGCAAATAAGAAATATATTAGAGCACTTAAGAACGTGATAAACAGTCGCGACGCTTTCGGTCAGGTATTCGAATATGGCACCTTGGGCACCGCCAAAGTTAATCTGGTCTGTGCGCCAGGGATTTTTTATGGCTCAACAATAGACAAGGGCTCCGTTGAATTAAATTATTATATAACCGGCACATTGGTTGCTCAGCTTAAGGACTCTAACAAAGACGGAATTCTAATAGAAACAACCGGTCCAAACGTCGGCTCCACAGCGGGAATGGCGATATACGAGCAGGGTATAATGCTTCTGACTGGCTCTTGGGATCTTTCTGCTGGCTCATATACTGATCAGTTTTTCCAAGGATCGCTAGGTCCTCCGACTTGGTTATCTTTCGGTACTGGCCTCCCCGTCGTGGGCGAGACAATCAATCACACCAGTGTGGTTTCTTCTTCTTATGATATAAAGTTTAAAGGCACAAACAAGATTCCAACCTTGACCATGTTTGCTTTCGCGGAAAAAGGAAGGTATAACTTCTCTACAAACCCTAGTTTCTTTGTGCGAGATAGCAAACAATCATCATCCGGCAAAAGAAGCTACTCCGAGCCAAATAAGATAATTAAAAATATAACAAAATCTAATTTTGTGAATTTCGATGCACCGTTTCAGAGTACAACATATATTTCAAAAGTTGGGATATACGACGAGAACAAAAACCTCATAGCAGTGGCAACATTAGCAAACCCAGTGAAAAAGACATCTGATCGTGATTACATGATTAAGATGCGCCTAGACTTCTAGTGCCAAAATGAAAGTAGATGGCAAATACCAGCTTTTAGTTGTAAGAGCAAGATATTTAAAAACTACTTTAAAATTATCTAAAGACATTTTCCAACATGCCCACACTACCTTCATGGAAGCTCTTTCAAATAATCCGAATATTTTACCCGTCAAAAAATCATCCAGGCCGCGGCCCAATCCGGAGATACAAGAATCAGCCCCATTCGAGGCACCAGAAGATGAAGGGGAAACTGTAGAGGCAATAAAAGAAGAAAAAGATGAAAACTTAAAGCAAGTTTTTAAAAAGATAGCCGCAAAAGTTCACCCGGATAAAACACTAAACGATCCTTGGGAAGAGAAGAGTTATAAAGCATTACTTTTTGAAAAAGCAAGAATGTATTTAGAGGCCAACGACTATTGTGGTATAGTAGAGATCGCTGAAGAATTAGGAATAAAACCGCCATCGCCGACAAAGAAGCAAATTCAAATGATGAAAAAGACTAACCGCATCTTGGAAGATGAAATAGACACGATAGAAGAATCTCTGGTTTGGGGCTGGTATCATGCAGAAGGCGAAGAAAAAGAAACTTTAATGGAGAAATACATTGAACACCTCAGGAAAAACAATACTCGGCCTTGATATCTCAACGTCTATAACAGGCGCAACCATTCTGCAACATGGCAAAATAATCGAAAGCTTATTTTGGGACACTAGAAATAAACGATTGTTTCCTACCTTTTACGAAAAAGCTAAGTTTATAAAGAATAAATTGATAGAGATGGAAGACAGATATCCCATTGACAAAATTTATATAGAACAATCATTGCAATCTTTTAGATCTGGATTCTCTTCAGCCAAGACACTATCCACCCTTTCGAGATTCAACGGCGTGGTCTCTTGGATGTGTTACGAGTTGTTCGATATGCAGCCAGAGATGTTGGCCGCCACTTCGGCTCGCAAGCAGGCCGGCGTGGCCATCAAACGCGGCGAGAATGCTAAAGAAAAAGTTTTGCAGTTTATACTTGACAAATACCCCGATCTTGAGGTATTATATACAAAGCATGGTAATCCAAAACCTGGAACTTACGATATGTGCGATAGTATAATAATAGCCTTAGCGGGAGAAAACATTGTCAGAAAAGGCGGAAATCCTTAAAAAAGCCCTCGGCCGCAACTGGACTACCAGCGGCGAAATGCTTTTCCGTTGCCCAAAATGTGATCACGACAAGCTCAAAATGTCCGTAAACATTGAGAAAAACGCTTTTAAATGCTGGGTCTGCGGCTTCTCCGGAAATAAAATATCATATCTCATTGGCAAATTTGCACCAGAATATTATGGAGAGTGGTCAAATCTTGCAGACGAGGTCGACCTTTCAAAATATGAGTTCATTTTTGAAGAGCCGACAGAAGAGCCAGATCAGATTATCAAATTGCCAGAAGGATTCAAAACTCTTACCGGCAAGAAAACACCTGAGAAGCGAAAAGCATTGGAATATTTATATTCCCGCGACGTAACCGACATTGATATTCTAAAATGGAAAATCGGCTATTGTGATTTCGGCGAATACGAACACCGCATAATCATTCCCTCTTTTAACTGCAAAGGCCAACTGAACTACTTCATCGCGAGATCTTATTCCGGAGATTGGATGAAATATAAGAACCCAAGAGTTAATAAAAATATTATCTTTAACGATTTAAATATAGACTGGGATGACGACATTGTTATAGTCGAAGGTGCATTTGACGCGATAAGGCACAAGAATGCAATCCCCATACTTGGTTCCCTGCTTCGGGAGAGTCACAAACTCTTTCAGAAAATTTGCAGGAACAAAGATAAGGTGTTCTTGGCCCTGGACACAGATGCGAAAGGTAAAGAGATGGCCATCGCAAAGAAGTTTAAAGAATATGGGGTGGAATGTAAAAGTATTCCAATTGAGCCCTATTCAGATGCAGCCGAGATACCTAGACAAGAATTTGAACACCGAAAACTAAATGCTGACTTTATGACAGATTTAGACTATTTAAAATACAAACTTGATTTTTGAAGAGGACCCCCAACATGGACATAACCAAACGCAGACTAAAAGAGATTATCAAAGAAGAAATGGATCATCTCGCCGCAACAGGAGACTTGACCGCGCTCACTGAATCGGAAAAACAAGCATTCGCTATCATTCTTGAAAAGCTCACCCCCGGCCAGCTCTCCGAATTCGGCCTTAAAAAAACTTCTTGACAAAGCTCTCCTAATATTATATAATATATAAAATAGCATTGGAGAATAAATGAGATTTGCTCATATTGCTGATACCCATATCAGGAATCTAAAATATCACTTTGAATACAGAGAAGTATTCCAACAACTTTATAAATCACTAAAAGAAGAAAAAGTAGATTATATCATTCACTGTGGGGATATCGCCCACACTAAAACGCAGATATCACCAGAATTTGTAGATCTTTGTAGAGAGTTCTTTGTAAGCCTCTCTTCTATCGCGCCAACTTATATTATTTTGGGCAATCATGACGGAAATTTAAGGAACAGTAGCCGCCAAGACGCTTTGTCGCCGATAGTGAAAGCCATAAATTCCACCAGTTTAACCCTAATTAGGAATGCAGGCGAAGTAAAACTTAAAGAAAACTTCTGCCTGAACGTACTTTCTGTCTTCGACGAGGACAACTGGATAGCACCAACAAACAAAGAGGCAATAAACATTGCCCTATATCATGGAGCTATCGATAAATCGAAGACTGATAGTAACTGGACACTAGGAGGTGATCATGATATTAGCATCTTTAATGATTTTGACTTTGGTTTTCTTGGCGACATACACAAAACCCAGAAGCTAGACAGCAGCGGCCGCATTTGGTATCCTGGCTCAACAATCCAGCAGAACTTCGGTGAGTCACTAGACAAAGGATATTTACTATGGGATATTCAAAGTAAAGAAGACTTTACTAACAGACTTATAACTTTTACTAACCCTAAACCCTTTATAACACTCGAGCTTACTAAGGCAGGCAACCTTCCTCGCAAAAAGCCGCCCCAAGGCGCGCGCCTCAGAATTGTTTCAAGTGAAAATGTTACTTTAGATAAAGTAAGAAAAGCTGTGGACATTGTCAAGTATAGAGACAATCCAGAATCGGTGACATATCTAAACAGAGCCGCTGGCAAACAAATAGCAGTTCAAGCACCAGAGGGAATAAATCAAGAAGACCTTAGAGATCTTAAGACCCAAGAAAAGCTCATGGCAAAGTACCTTGAAGAGTTTGAAGTTTCTGAGGATGTCTTAGAGAAAGTATACGATCTAAACAAGAGATATAACACACAGGTTGAAGAAGAAGAAGACGTGATGAGAAACGTGCACTGGTCTTTGCAATCTTTGGAATGGGATAACTTATTCAATTATGGCGACGGCAATGTTATTGACTTTACAAAACTCGAAGGCATAGTTGGAATATTTGGAAAGAATTACTCAGGCAAGTCATCCATTGTCGATACTCTTTTATATTCTTTATATAATTCTACTTCAAAATCAATAAGAAAAAATCTTAATATCATTAACCAGAACCGCCCAAGTTGCATGGCCAAGGCAGTAATCATGGTTAACGATACAGAGTACTCTATAGAAAGGACGTCAGAGAAGTACACTAAGCGTTTAAAGGGCGTTGAGACCAAGGAGGCTACCACTGACCTGGAATTCTATAAACAGGGCTTAGACGGCAACGTTGTGGGCTTAAACGGGACGTCTAGACAGGACACTGATAAGAATGTTAGGAAATACTTTGGAACACTTCAAGACTTCCTAGCGACTTCAATGGCTAGTCAATTAGATTCTCTGTCTTTCATCAATGAAGGTTCGACCAAAAGAAAAGAATTTTTAGCTAAGTTTTTGGATTTGGAAATATTTGATAAGAAATTTAAAATTGCCAAAGAAGAATCCGCAGTGACCAAAGCGGCTTTAAGGCGCCTCGAAGGTATCGACTTTGAGGTTGAGATAGGTAATATTGAAAAAGAGATAACCACTAGCGAATTAAGCATTGAATCAAACAAGGCAGCATGTGTTTCACTAAGAAGTGATATCGCAGAAGAGAGAGAAGTCCTAAGTGAACTGGAAACAAAAATAGAATCAGTACCAGCAGAAATTATTGACCCAGTCATGACTACCGCAAGAATAGAACAAAAGAAAGAAAACATTCTCAGAGAAACTTCAACCAAAACAGAGTCGATTAAAGAATTAGCGGAGAGTGAAAAGAGATTCGAAAAAATAGCTTCCTTTCTGTCCGACTTTGATATATCTTCCTATCAACAAAAGAAGATTCTTATAGATGAAAAGAAAGATCATTTAACATCCTTATTCAAAATCATAGAGAACGAATCAGAAGAAACCTCACGAAACCGCCGTAAGCAGAGTCTGCTTTCGGAAGTACCTTGTGGTTCGAGCTTCCCTACTTGTAAGTTTATTAAAGACGCCCACGCGGCAACAAATTTAATTCAAATTTCTGATTCTAATATTTCCTCGTGTTCTCGCGAGGTTAACGAAACCGGCGCGCTGATAAGAGACCTCGAGCCGCAAAAGGTAGAGGATCATATACAAAAATATAATGTTCTCGTTGACAAAAGAAACACTCTTGCAACTTCGATAGTAACTAATAAACTTAGAATTGAAAAAGCAGAAAGCAATTTATTCAAGGAGCAAGTCGAGCTTGAACAGTTGCAAAATAAAAGTTTAGAATATGAACAAAATAAAGAAGCAATAGAAAATCTCAAAGAGCTGCTGGGTGCATGTCAGGAGAAGAGAAGGAAAATTATAAAAATAGATAAGAAAATAGAGGAATGCCAAGCAAGGGTAATGCAGTTGCATAAAAACCATGGTTCGCTAGAGCAGAAGCTCACCTATATTAAAGAACAAAAAGATGAATATGAAAACCTCCAAAGTGACTTCGCCGCATACCATTTACTGATGACTTGTTGTCATCCTAATGGTGTTTCTTACGACATTATTAAGAGAAGGCTTCCCTATATCAACCAAGAAATCGCCAAAATATTGACGAATATTGTTGAATTTGAAGTTTTTATTACTAACAACGAAGACAAACTAGATATTTTTATCAAACACGCCAAGCATGATCCGCGTCCCCTAGAGATGGGATCTGGAGCAGAGAAGACCATCGCGTCGATGGCAATAAGATTAGCATTTCTAACTGTATCCAGTTTACCAAAGTCTGATCTATTTATACTGGATGAGCCAGGCACAGCTTTAGACGAAGAAAATATGGAAGGGTTTGTAAGAATACTGGATATGATAAAAGGATATTTCAAGACAGTTCTTCTTATCTCTCATCTAGACAATCTTAAGGACTGTGTCGATATGCAAATTAATATTGAAAGAAAAGACGGCTACGCGCACGTCAACATATAGGAGGATTTCATGGTGGCAGAATTAAAAGCATTCGCAGACAAATATACAGAGAAGTTTATATCTAGGAAGTTTCTTGCATGGGTAACAGCAACAGCTTTGTGTGCTTACGGTACGGTAACCAGCGATAATTGGACAGCAATTACACTTGCTTACATTGGGACACAAGCCTTGGTCGACATGGCCGTACAGTGGAAGCACGGCCCTAACTCAGAATGACTTGGCTGCTCTTTAAGAAATCGATGTCGCAAGCTTGGTCTTGGCTCAGGACGCATTGGCAAATTCCATTTTTAATAGCTTGGAGTATCCTGATTTGGATCTTGGCCAGACGTAACACTGAAGCTATAATGGAAGTAATTGAAGCCAAGAAAGAATCTCACGAAAGGCAAGTAGAAGTCCTCAAAAGCTCTCATAGAGATGAGCTTTTAAAAATGGGAAATCTCATAAAAGAATATGAAAGCTCATTGTCTCGTGTGGAAGATGAATTCAGGAAGAAAGAAAAAAAGCTTTCAGAGGCTCAAAAAAATGAAATCAAGAAGGTGGTGATCAAATCAAAAGGAAACACCGATGAAATTAAGAAAAGAATTGAAGAAGAGTTTGGTATTAAGTTTGTGTAATAGATTTTTTATTTGTTTGTTGATACTTGCTTTCCCCATGCCTTCGAAGGCAGAACTCATTATTGGGGGGGAACCTATCCCACCCGGCACCGCAGCCTATGTAGATGATGTAGCTTTACTCGAAGATATAGGCCTGCCAGGTCCAGGTGTATTTTGTTATGACCACCGCGCAAATGCCATTCTTATTACTGCAGCTGCTCGAGCTGATGCGCGCTGTGAATTACAGATGAAGTATGAAACAGAAAAGCAAAAAATAAAATATGAGTTTAGAATAGAAAAATTGAATATAAGGATAGAGAGCTTAACAAACCAACACAAAGAAATTACCAGTATCAAAGATAAGGAAATTGATAGACTTAGTGCTGCAGCTTTAAAGAGACCCAACGATTACACCGCTTGGTGGGCCTGTGGTGGGTTTTTAGTTGGCGTTGTCAGTTCTGCATTACTCTTTTCAGTGATAAAATAAATTATGAAGAAAGATTATAACAAAATAGCAAAATATGAAAAGGCGATTAAAGACAAATATGGCCAAGAAGCTATCGAGAACCCTAAAAATAGTTGGAGCAAAGAAAAAGAAAATATCTATTTGCGAGACTTAAAAGCTTTTTACAGCCCGAACAAGAAGGTCAAGAAGATAACATCAGAGCCCGGCTTTGAGATTATCGAAAAAACTACCACTAAAGATTGTACAAGAGAGTGCCCTGTTTGCGATTCTTATTCAATGAAAGCCGCGGATGATCTGTACATGCTTAAGTTCGAATGTTGCTTTGATTGTTACATCCAATACGTCGAAGGTAGAGAAGAAAGATGGAAAACGGGTTGGAGACCAAAAGAGTAACTATTTATATTATAAACTATTTACAGCAGAGGTTTTACACATGGCTACAACTTTAGAAATTGTTAACTGCATCTCACAGGTGCTGGCAAACACATACGATGGCGCGCTCGACGAAAAGGGTGAGCCAATTAAAATAGGTCTTCGCAGAGAAGACGGCGACCCACTAATCGATAAGAGGGTGATGGATGGCTTCGGTGCTCACGTATCTGGCGACCGTCTTCATATAAAATATCATGCAGAAATTCCGCTAAAAGAAGTCCACAGTAATGGCTTCGAGGGTGAAATGGAATCCATGGTCGAGAAAGTAAAATCTTTTCTTCAAAAAGAATATAAGAAGATCAAGAAATTTGCCCTTGCCTTATCTGAGCCTAGCGAGGTTGATGTTCTAGTAGAATATGTTTCTCGCATTCGCTGCAGCGTGAAGGTTCACAAGTGCTATAAGATTGGCGGCACAGACGCAGAAGCAAATGACTCTTACACTGACGGAAGAGAAATCGAGCCTGAATTCAAGAAGATGATGGCTCTTGGTGGCTTAAAGAAGTAGTTAAATATGGCATTCTCTCTTTCCAAGAAAGAAATAATGAAAGAGATAGTCAAGTGTGGAAAAACTCCTGATTATTTCATCAATACTTACGCGAAGATAACGCACCCCCAAAAGGGATTAATACCTTTCCACCTCTACGACTTCCAAAGAGATCTACTTAAAGATTTCGAAGATTACAGATTTAATGTAATTCTAAAAGCTAGGCAGTTAGGTATTTCTACTATATCGGCCGCCTACGTGGCTTGGCTCATGCTTTTCCATCGTGAGAAGAACGTTCTAGTCATTGCAACTAAGTTCAGTACTGCCGCGAATCTAGTAAAGAAAGTAAAAGCAATTATAAAAAACCTTCCACAATGGCTGAGAATTTCAGAAGTTGATATTGATAACAGGACTAGTTTTGTTTTATCAAACGGATCCCAGATAAAAGCTAGTTCAACATCGGGCGACGCAGGTCGTTCTGAAGCATTGTCTTTGTTAGTCATTGACGAGGCCGCACATGTCGAGGGTCTTGAAGAATTGTGGATGGGTCTATATCCTACCTTGTCGACCGGTGGCCGATGCATTGCACTTTCCACACCAAACGGTGTCGGCAACTGGTTTCACAAAGTATACTCAGAGGCTGAAAGTGAAACCAATGACTTCAAGCCTACTGTATTGCCATGGCAAAAGCATCCTGACCGCGACCAGGCATGGTTCGAGAAAGAAACAAGAAACATGTCTCGCAGAGAAATTGCTCAAGAGCTTGAATGCAATTTTAATATGTCTGGGGAAACAGTGTTTTCTTCCGAGGATTTGGAAAAGCATTTAAGCACATGTAGAGAACCAAAATATAAAACAGGATTCGATCGTAATTTGTGGATTTGGGAAAACTATACAGCAGGCCAAGATTATTTTATTTCTGCAGACGTCGCCAGGGGTGATGGTAAGGACTTTTCCACCGCATTAGTATTCAAAACAAACACTATGGAAGTTGTAGCAGAGTACAGGGGAAAAATAACACCTGATCTTTTCTCTAAAATTTTATATGATATTGGGTTAGAATATGGTAGTGCACTTTTAGTAGTGGAGAATAATACAGTTGGGTTCGCAGTTTTGGACAAATTAAGAGAAGCAGCATACCCGAATCTTTATTATTCTGTGAAGTCAACTCATGAGTTCGTCGACGAATATCAAGCAGAGAACATGAATAACGCGATCGCAGGGTTCTCAACGACCTCCAAAACAAGGCCTTTGATTATAGCAAAGATGGAAGAATTTGTAAGAAACAGCCTAATTAAGATATATTCAACTAGACTTATAGCTGAAATGAAGACATTTGTTTGGAATCATGGCCGCCCAGCTGCAATGAGGTCATATAACGATGATCTTATTATGGCATGTGCAGTCGGCTGTTGGGTCAGGGATACTGCTCTCTCTGCGAACCAAAGAGAGCTTGAATACGATAAAGCATTTCTTGGGGCGATAACTAGAACAGGAAATCAATTAGACACCAGAATTGGTGGTATGTTAGGTCAAAAAGACATGAAACTTCATGACGAGGCCAGAGAGCACAGGAGCAACCTAGAACAATTTCCCTGGCTTTTTAAAGGATAAAAAATGGCTAAAAAATTAAAGAACAATCCAAGAAACCCACAAAGTCTTTTATTTCGAAGACTAACCCGACTGCTATCAGGCCCTCTAGTCAATTACAGAACGCAGACCAACCACCGCTTAAAGCGAATGGATATAGACAAGTACGCTTCAAAGTTTACTTCTGCTAGCGGCCGCGACTTTAAAAAAACAGCATATAGTCCATACGATAACCTACAAGCGCAAGCCATGGCCAGTCAAGCAAGGACAGAGCGATATGTGGACTTCGATCAAATGGAGTATACTCCGGAGATTGCCTCTGCTTTGGATATCTATTCTGACGAAATGACGACTCACAGCGGCCTGCAGAAAGTCTTGAGCGTTAAGAGTGACAATGAAGAGATTAAAACAATCCTAGAATCACTTTATTACGACATTCTTAATGTAGAGTACAATCTCTTCTCCTGGTGCCGAGCAATGTGTAAGTACGGAGATTTCTTTCTATATCTCGATTTAGACGAAAAGGTCGGCATTACGAGCGTCATTGGTCTACCCACATCAGAAGTTGAAAGGCTCGAAGGTGAAGACAAGGGAAATCCAGATTATATACAATATCAGTGGAACACTGCCGGCCTAACTTTTGAAAACTGGCAAATAGGTCACTTTAGAGTCCTAGGAAATGATAAGTATAACCCATATGGCACATCAGTATTGGAGCCTTCACGACGAATTTGGCGACAACTAACCTTGCTAGAAGACGCAATGATGGCCTATCGTATTGTCAGATCTCCCGAAAGGCGCGCCTTTTATATAGATGTCGGGTCAATCCCACCGCAAGATATCGAACAGTATATGCAGAAGGCGATGACACAGATGAAGCGAAACCAAGTTGTTGATCCTGACACCGGCCGTGTCGACCTTCGTTATAACCCGCTTTCAATTGAAGAAGATTATTTTATCCCTGTCCGCGGCGGCCAAAGCGGAACAAAGATAGAATCGATTCAAGGTGGTAAATATACAGGTGACATCGACGACGTTAAATATTTAAGAGATAAGCTATTTTCAGCATTGAAGATACCAGCTTCTTATCTCTCTTCTGATTCAGACAAAGCCGCAGAAGATAAGACGACTCTTGCTCAAAAGGATATTAGGTTTGCAAGGACTGTTCAAAGGCTTCAGAGATCTATTATAACAGAACTTGAGAAGATCGGCACAATTCACCTTTACACAATCGGATATAGAGAAGAAGACCTGGTTAGCTTTAAGCTATCCCTCAACAATCCTTCAAAGATTGCCGAGATGCAAGAACTTGAGCACTGGAAGACAAAGTTTGACATTGCCTCCTCGGCCACCGAAGGCTTCTTTTCTAAGCAGTGGCTAGCCAAAAAGCTATTTGGTATGTCAGACGAAGAATTTATCCGAAACCGAAGAGAAATGTTTTATGACCGTCGCTTTGAAGCCGCGCTTGAGACTGCAGCCGAAGCTGAACAGGCCGCTGCCACGGCACCCGGCGGCGAACTCGGTGGGGATATGGGAGAGGAAGGTGGTACAGGTATGGCAGGGATGGAACCTGAACTTGGGGCCCCCACAGGGGAAGGTGACTTAGGCGGAGATCTAGGTGGAATGGAACCTGAAGGCGCCGGCGCCCCAGAGGGGCCTGAAGAGGGCGACCTTCTCGCAGCACCACCTGGCAAAAGGGACGATGGTATTGGAAAACAAACAAACCGAAAAGGTCACACGACTACCTCAAAATCTCATGGCTGGTACGAGCCCCGAGGTTTATCTTTAGCCGGCGACAGAAGAAAATCATCCGGTCCCCGCAAAAAGAATATGAACAGGGCGGCATCCCCGGAGGTGGGAACACGCAGAAAAACACTACCAGGATCGCAGGAGTTAACAAGTCTTGCAAGAGGGACTGGTGTTTATGAGAGTAAACTAACTATTTATTCTAAAGAAGAAGAAAAAAAGCTTTTAAAAGATCAGGAAGAGTTGAAAGTTTTGTTTGAGGATTTAAATTTAAAATCGAGGAAAAATAAAGATGAGACTGAAACATAACAAGAAGAGAAATACTGCGTTTGTATATGAGGCACTCGTTAGGGAATTGACGAAATCGATTGTAAAGAAGAATAAAAATAAACAAAAAAGAATTGTTTTAATTATGAAAGAACACTTTGCAAAAGGCACTGAGTTAAATAAAGAACTTGATCTCTATAAAAGCGTATATGAAACAAGAGCAATTGAGAAGCGACTAGCAGAAAAGATTATTGTAGAAGCGAAAGAAAAATACCTAGGCTTAAATAAAAAGGTAATATTCCAAGAGCAATCTTCGCTGATTAACAAAATAAATAAAACCTTGTCAAAAACTTTGTTTACTAATTTTGTGCCAAACTATAAAAATCTAGCAACGGTATACTCAATCTTCCAAGCCGCGCTGCCAATAAAGGATAGGGTATTACTAGAAGAGAGCATTGTTATCCAGATGTCAGAATCTTGCAAAACACAAGAAACACAGGCCCCCGTCGACAACTTGGTATATAAAACTTTTGTAGAAAAATTCAATGAAGAATATTCAAATGGCCTAAAAGAAAGTCAAAAGATTCTTTTAGAAAAATATATTTCCTCTTTTTCCGACAGTGGTTTGGAATTTAAGTACTATCTAAATGAGGAGGTCGGTTCGTTGAAAGACCAGCTTCTTGAGTGCAAGAAAGACGCGGACATTAGCGAAGACGCTAGTTTAAAAGAGAAGATAGATAAAGTATATTCCATATTGGAGTCTTACCACGAGAGGGAATTAGACACTGATATGATTGAAGTTGTCTTAAAAACACAAGATTTAATAGAAGAGATAAAACAAGATGCCACTATCAGTTGAAATAGAGAAGTCCCCAAGAATAAGCCTCAAGGCGCGCCGTACTCTAGATGGCAGTGTCATGATATTCGATCATGAAGATATTGATATTGTCCTTTCCGGCGACGGCACAAAATGTATTTCTTTTCCTAAGCACAAGTTGAGTGATAAAGTATACCAAGCCCAAGACAGAATGTTCGAATACCTCATTAAGCGAGGCATAATCGAAAATGCATCAGTCCGAGGCGGCAACGTGCACGGCTCTCTCGAAGGTAAAATTTCAGAGTCAAAAATTCCAGGAGTCGACGCACTCCAAGCATGCTTATATATATTGAGCGAATATCTAAACCAAGAGCGCCCATATTTTAAGAGCGCAGCAGAGTTTGAAGATGATCGTCTAGACTATCTGCTTAATCCTAGCGACGAGAACTCAACAGAGCTAGGCGATGTCGCACAGTCAAACAGAAAGGGTTCTATGCATCCTGGCATCCGGCCATTTGGCTTTCAATACAACTATTCCCTTATCCGAGAGAACGCAAAAAAGAAAGAAGAGGAAGGATGAGCCTGCTTTATTTTTCTCTCTCTTGCGCCGGCCTGACCCAAATACTAGTATACGGAAAGATTCTAGACAAAATCCGCCCCACCAAAGGCTGGATGGGAGATCTTTTATCTTGCACTATGTGTACTGGCTTTTGGTCAGGCATTTTTTTGTGGTCCCTAAACGATTATACAAAACTATTTACTTTTGACAATTCACCAGTAACTGCTTTGTTATTAGGTTTTCTGGGTTCGTTAATAAGTTATATTTTTGATGTAGTTTTTGATGATAACGGTATAAAAGTTAACTAAAAGGGAAGCCAAAAGAGGCTTTAGGAGATATAAATGAAATCTTTTGCCACAATAAGATGGTATATTAGACCCGTTGCTAACTGTTGCAAGGGAGCTTAGCTGAAGCGGTTGACCACCGCAAAGAGGAAAATTATGAAACTTATAAGAGAATATTTTGAACTCTGTGAAGGAGGGATATGCCAAGACCTTCTGACAGAAGCCGAAAAGAAATATGTTTCCGACGGCGGGCTCATACTCTCAGGCCTCATGCAAATGGCGGAGACAAAGAATGGCAACGGCCGTATTTACCCACAGGCTATCCTCGAGAGAGAAATTAAGAGTTATAGGCGCCTTGTCGAAGGTCATAGGGCCCTTGGCGAACTTGATCATCCGGATTCTTCGGTCATCAATCTGGTGAGCGTATCCCACATGGTGACTTCGGTCTGGATGGAAGGCAAGAAGTGTATGGGGAAAATAAAAGTATTAGACACCCCTGCAGGCAAAACGCTAAGAGCGCTAGTTGAATCCGGCGCCCAACTAGGTATTTCGTCCAGAGGTATGGGTTCGGTAAAGGAGAGTAACGGAACAACGATGGTGGAAGATGATTTTCAGCTAATATGTTTTGATATTGTTTCAGAACCATCTACACCTGGTGCTTTCATGATGACAGAAGCAAAAGATAAGACAAACGTTTATAATCGAGCTGATAGGATTAATAGATCGTTAAGTAACATTTTATATAAGTTTGAGAATTAAGTGAAGAAATCAGAATTAAAAGCGATGATAAAAGAGTGTGTCAAAGAGGCATTATTTGAAGAAGGCATACTTTCGGAGATTATAGCCGAAGTTGCATTTGGAATCACCAAGGCGCAGAATTTGATTGCGGAAGCTAAAGAACCAGAGAAATTAGAGAAAGCTAGCAATAAGATCAGCGTCCCTCTTTTGAAAGAAAAAGAGGAGAACCATCGTAAAAGGCTTCTTGAAACAAAAAGAAAGATGCTTGATGCGATAGGGGGAGGCAAGATGAAGAATGTTTTTGAAGGTACTAAGCCTTTAAGTACCAGCGGTTCTCCGGGTTCAACCGACGCCGGCTCTAGTCCTCTTTCAGGAGTCGACCCGTCGGATTCGGGAGTAGATATAAGTAATTTGTTTAATTTAGCAGGTGACAAGTGGAAAGCACTAAAGTAAAGGATTTATAATGGGAAGAAGAACACCAGTCCATGTTGACGTTTATGTCAGGGATCAGGACCAAACCGAGAAAATGATTAAGAAATTCTCGAAAAAAGTAAAGAAGTCGGGAATTCTAGAAGAAGTTCGAGACCGAAGATACTTTACAAAAAAATCAACTAAAAGAAGAATGAAAAAATTAGAGCGACTAAGACTAATTAAGATAGCGAATGCAAAACAAAAGGCACGCTATGAAAACGAATATAAGTAACGGAGATTTTAGAAATGGCAGGTTCAGGGTTTAATCACATACCAAACGCCGGTGAAGGAAGAAAACATCAAAGTTGGGGAAGAACAAGACAACCGAAGAATGTTACTGGAACGCAAAACGGTTCTATCATTGTAGACACAGAATATAACACAGAAAACCAAAGGTATCTCTTGGTATACACCTCCGCGGCCGTTGAAGCCGGCGCTATTGTAGTTTGGAGTCACGCCATACAAAACTGGTTAACATTAAATACGGCCGACACAGTTGCCAACCAGCTGCATATATACGATCTCGGAGGTTCCGATAAAGTTAAATGTACTGATCTCAATGCCGGCGTTGTAAAAATGGCAACTAGCACCTTCTAAACCACCTCAAAATTTTTTCCTTCCCTTTAAACACTCCACAACTATTTACTTAGAGAAACTATTCACACTCGTCTATCTGTGTATCATTTTAGGAGTTTTAAAACA